AGGACGTAGCTCCAATTGAAAACAAGGAGATTGACGTGGATAACGTTGCAATCGAAGAAATGAGAGAGTCCGTTGAAGCTCTAGAGCGCAAGGTATCTACTCTCTCTATTGTTGAAGCAGCACCAGTAGCAGACACACGTTCTGCCGGTACTGTCCTAAAGGCAATCGTAGCTGGCGAAGAGCGTGCATATGCAGGCGGAACTTCTGCTGACGCTATTGTCAAGAATGGTTGGGTCGGAGACCTTACCAAGCTAGTTGAAGGTGCGTCCGTACTCCGTGGAGTATTCGGTTCTGCAACTCTTCCAAGTGAGGGTAACTTCATTGAGTATGGTCAGCTAAAGTCTGACTCAAGCGCTTTCGCTGTTCAGGCAGCAGAAGGTGATGACCTTACTTTCGGTAAGATTCAGGTTGAGACCAAGACTGCTGCTGTAAAGACCTACGGTGGATACACCCAGCTAACACGTCAGGAAATCGAGCGTTCTTCAACGAACATTCTTGACTTCCACTTGCGTGCGCAGGCAATCAAGGTTGGTCAGGTTCTTAACGGTGTTGTCCGTGCAGACTACAAGGCTCTACACGCTGCTCAGCTCGTTGCCCTTAACAAGGTGGACGTTTCTGCTGCTGCTGGCTACAACGGCTGGCTAGACGCAATGATTAACGCTGCTGTCAAGTTTGAGACTCTTGGTCTCAACATGGATTGCCTCGTTGTAGACAAGGCTACCTTCTTGGTACTTGCTAAGTTGCAGGGTGCAGATGGTCGTCCAGTAATGCTACAGACTGGTGCAGGAAACAACAACGTTGGTTCCATTGATGCTAAGGGTCTTGGTGGCGACTTCGCTAATGTCAAGGTTGTACTTGATGCTGGTCTAGCTGCAAACGAAGCTGCATTCGTTAACGCCAATGCAATCCGCTTCTACACCTCTCCTGTTGTTCGTCTACAGGATGAGAACATCATCAACCTCAGCAAGGACTTCTCCGTATACACATACGCTGCAATCGCAGACGAGATTCCTGCTGCTGTTGTTCCTGTTAAGCCAGTTGCCTGAGGTTCGTTATGGCTATTGACCTCAAGAGTTACGTAAATGGTTCTGTGGATGACTTGGAGTTTATCCAGTCATGCGAGTACCAAGCTCAAGACCTAGTTGATGGTTACGTTGGCCTTGCCATCGTTCCGCTAACTATTCTTGAGCGTGCGTACCTTGAGGTTGGTAGCGAACTCTTCCACCGTAGGAGTGCTCCTAACGGTGTAGCTCAATTCACAACTTTGGACGGTAGTGCAATCCGCATTGCTAGAGACCCAATGGTTGGTGCATACCCTCTCCTAAGACGTTATGTCGGATGGGGTATCGCATGAGCGAACTAATGACAGTCAGCACAGACCTTGCAGACACACTCAAGGATGCTGGAATCCCAGCATTCCCCACACTCCCTAATCGTATTACTCCACCAGTTGCAGTAGTACAGGCAGGTTCACCGTTCCTCTCACAAGGAGGCTCATTTGGTGAGTTCAAGTCACGTTGGGATATCACTCTAGTAACTCCTACAGGAGCTAATGACGTGAGCACGGAAAAGCTCTACGTCCTTCTAGAGGATTCCATCGTGGCTTTGGTTAACAGCAAGTACAGCATTGAAGAGGTATCCAAGCCTTATGCATTGGAAGCCAACAACGCTACGTACGTTGCCATCGACCTCAAGATTTACAACAACGTAAGGATTTAAGACATGGCACGAATCAAGGGTAACGCTCTAACTATCGAAATCGATAGCGTTGAGTACAAGACTCACTTGACTTCCGTTCTTCTAGAGCAGGCAGAGGCTGACAGCAAGTTCGTTACCTTTGCTGACGCTGCTGCTGGCGGTTCATATGAGTGGACAATGAAGGGCACAGCATCTCAGGATGATGCAGAAGACAGCTTCTGGAACATGGTCTGGGACAACACAGGCACAGAGGTTGACTTTGTTATGGCCCGTGCAGGTAATGCAGTAGCAACTGCTACACAGCCTCATTTCACAGGTACCGTCAAGATTGGCGTTAAGCCAGCCATTGGTGGAGACGCTGGTGAAGACGTTTGGAGCTTTGACTTCGAATGGAAGGTTGTAGGCGAAGTAATCAAGAAGATTACTGCCTGATAATGGCTGACGCAATCAACATTGGCAGTGGAGACGGAAGGGTACGCATTGAAGGACTTTCAAAGTCAATGCGTGCTCTCTCCAAGGCTGGTGCTGACAGTCAGGACATGAAAGACCTCATGCACACATTGGGCATGTTGGTAGTAAACGCAGCTAGCCCTCCAAGGCAATCAGGTGCCCTAGCAGGTTCCATGAGAGCAGGTAGAGGTAAGACAAAGGCTGTTGTAAGGGCTGGTGGAGCAAAGGCTCCCTATGCAGGAGTCATCCATTACGGATGGCCTGCACACAACATTGAGGCTCAACCATTCATCACACAAGCATTGCAGAGTCAACAGAACTCTATCTTCAATGCGCTCAATGATGGTATTGGTGACATCCTCAAGAAGAACGAACTAACGTAAGGATAAACGAGATGAAGGCATTGACTATTGGCGAGATTGCCAAGGTAGAAGAGCTAAGCGGTTTGAGTGCAACACAGTTCGAGAGTGAAGACTCTCCTAAGGCACTCTTGCTAGCTGCTATGGCATATGTCGTAAAGCGCAGGGAAGACCCTAAGGCTAAGTTCAGTGACGTACTGGATATGGACATGGAAGAGGTAAGCAACATCGTTGCCGATTTCCAGACTGCTGTATCGGAGTCTTCGAAAAGCAAGTGAGTCTAGGGACCAAGACCTAGCTATGTTCGTGGCAATCATTGGAATGTCACCCACAGACTATTGGGAGCTAACTCCCAATCAACGAAACGAGATTGTGTCAGCCTTCAACAAGGCACACAAGAAATAGAACTTCCTACCCTGTGTTTCTCGTTCACAGGGTAGGGACTAATCAAGGAAGGGAGCCAAGATGGCTGGACAGACAATTGTTGTTAGCGTCCTCGCTGACACAGCCAAGTTTAAGCAAGGCATGAACAGCCTTGGCTCTATGACCAAGGGCTTGATGGTTGGTGGTGCAGCTCTAGCTGCTGGTGTTGGTATTTGGGCTGCTGGAACCATCAAGGACATGATGCGTACTGAGACTCTCTCTGCCAACACCGCTGCTGTCATCAAGGCAACTGGTGGTGCTGCTGGTAGGTCTGCTACTCAGGTATCTGCATTCGCTGACAAGTTCGAAAAGCTAACGGGTATGGAAGCTGAGACTGTCACAGAAGGACAGAACGTACTTCTAACCTTCAAGAACATTAAGGGCACGAACTTTGATAAGGCAACCAAGAGTGCTGCTGACCTAGCTGTATGGCTTAACAAGGGTTCTCTTGAAGGTGCCAATATGGCTGGTGCTTCTAACATGATGGGTAAGGCACTGGACAACCCTACAAAGGGTATGACTGCACTCTCCAAGGTTGGTGTTTCATTCACTGACCAAGAGAAGGAACAAATCAAGACCATGCAAGCCAAGGGCAACATGGCTGGTGCTCAGGCAATCATCCTCAAGGCTGTTAATGGACAGGTAGCAGGAAGCTCTGTAGCTGCTGGTAAGACAACGGCAGGTATGTGGGCAAAGATTCAGAACGCTATCGGTAACGTCTCAGAAGATGTACTTTCATTCGTTCTCCCAGCACTGCTAAGCCTTGGTGATTGGTTCATGAAGGAAGGTCTTCCAGCTATCAAGGGTTTTGGTGACTGGATTAAGGCCAACCTAGTTCCAGCAATGCAGGGCTTTGGTAGCTACATCACAAGCACAGTCGTTCCTGCTCTTGCAGGCTTCGGTAAGTGGATTCAGGACAACGCTGCATGGCTCATCCCTCTAGGCATTGTCATTGGCACCATTGCTGCTGGCTTTGCTATCTGGACAGGTGCTATGGCTGCATGGACAGCAATCACAACTGCTGCTACAGCTATCCAAGCTGCATTCAATGTAGTTCTAGCTATGAACCCTATTGGACTCATCATCATTGCCATCATTGCTCTGGTAGCAGGACTTGTGTACTTCTTCACACAGACAGAAGTAGGTAAGGCTGCATGGGCTGCATTCTCAGATGCCATGGGTAAGACTTGGGAGGCAATCAAGGGTGCATTCCAGACGGGTATGAATGCTGTCATGGGCTTCCTAGGCAAGGTCTGGGACTACATCAAGCTTGTATGGAACTACAGCCCTTACGGACTCATCATCAATAACTGGTCAAAGATTATGGACTTCTTTGGAAAGATTCCCGGTTGGGTCAAGGGAGTATTCGACTCTGCCGTTAGCTGGCTAAAGTCTGCCGGTGAGAACATCCTCAAGGGTATGCAAGCTGGTGTTGATATTGCATGGAAGACAGTTACAACTTGGTTCAACAGCATTGATACCAAGGTCAAGGGATTCTTTGATGGTGCTGCAAGCTGGTTGAAGTCTGCTGGTGACAACATCGTTGAGGGACTTTGGAAGGGTATCTCCAATGGCTACAACTGGATTACAGGCAAGATTCGCTCTTGGGTTGGTAACGTACTGGACTTCGTAAAGAAGCTATTCGGTATCGCTAGCCCTTCAAAGGTCTTTGCAGGCTATGGCAAGTTCATGGTCCAAGGTCTTGCCAAGGGTATTACTGACAGCACGAAGTACGCAACAAATGCACTGGACAGGTTGAGCAACGACATGTCAGTTGGCTTCAACCCAGAGCTAGGCATCAATGGTGCAAATGGTGGTG